ATAATTGCAACTTTACTCATTGTCCGCAAACAACGAATACACCTTCTACTGCATAACAACTATCACCATGGTCAATAGTAATAGTACCAGCTTCTGGTGTCTTCGCTTCCTTCATTATAAATTTACCAGTTTCTTCGTTATAGCCAACGATTGTTTTCTCCACTCCAGTTGTAAATAAGTAATGAGCCAAACTTCCCAATACTGTCACAACAACAAGAATTAAAAGTGGAAGAAAATTTACTAATACATTCTTATCGTCTTTATTCATCATCCATTGCGTCACTTATAGGTGTCGACTTCTTTTCCTTTTTCTTCTTTTCTTTTGCTTCAAAGTATGGGTCTAGTGTTTGGTTCTTTTTCATATATTCAATATATTGATTAGTTCCTTCGTCCCCTTCTCCTGCTTCCATAAATGCGTCAACATCCATTTCAGCAATCAGCTTTTGTTTCACATAGGTTTGCTTCTTCTCTTTCTTAATCCTGCGAAGGAAAGCATAGAAAATAATCTGCGTAAAGTATGAGAAAGGGTTGCCTGATTTATCTGGGTCAAAGTTATGTATGTATTGAATGCAGTTCTCAACTCCATCTAATATCATATCATCTCGGTAAGTATAGTTGATGAAGTTTGGTTTGTAAGAAAGGTGTGTACCAATCTTTAATAAACATTCACCGATATATTCTGGGATTCTTGGTTTGTCTTCTTTTGCTTTTTTCGCAGCAGCACATGCGTCTTTGTATTCCTTTAATGCTTGTAGGAACTTTTTATTATCAACATAATGCTGTGGCTTTTTCTTTGCATTAGCCATGTATTACTCCATTCATAATCATTATTCTATATAAAAGTTTCTTAAAAGTAAACTAGAATAATTTTTTTTATTTTGGGACTTTACTTTTAAGTTTTTTCAGAGTAGATTATGGGGTGTAGGGGGTTAAGCAATATAAAGTAATTACTAAAACCCAATAGACTCTCCACATCCACAAGAACTAGTCACATTCGGATTAACAATCTCGATATGCGATCCAGCGAAATCTTCTTTGTAATCGATCTCGGAACCATCAACGAATGGTTTGGCCATCATGTCAATCACAATAATATCCTCGACGATTGTAGCATTACTGCTATCGTCAGTTTCATTCCACTCATATTCATAACCATTACAGCCACCACCTTTCAATGATAGTCTAGCATACTTGTGTCCTGTGACTACAAGTCTGTTCTGTATGTATTCTTTAGCTTTGGGAGTTATACTTATCAATGGATTGTCTTTTTAGTTTTGCCAATTCTACCAAGCAGGTAATCTAAAACTTCTGCAGTATCCTCTAATCTTGGATCTTCAGGTAATACTTCTTCTGCTCTTTGTTGCATAGCTTCAGCAGTTTTTCTTAGCATTCCCTGAGTATCGGATAATCTTTTCTTTGGCACTGGAATATCAACTAGTTTCTCGTATTCTTCAACTAATTCAATATAGAAAGGAATAGAAAAGTTATGCAGACATTTAGTAAACATTAGATTGTCTTTTCTAAAAGTAAATTTTCTATCTTCTGCGAAACCACAGAATGGTGCAGCAGCAGTGACATCAACGACCATATCTTGTCGTCTGTCGTGAATAGTTTTTAATTCAAAAGGATATTCAACTGAAATAGTTTGCTCGTCTTCTGCACGAATAGTAGCCACTAGAGTTTCCCCTGTGGTTAGCTTCAACAAAATAAACTCGTCATCCTCTTTAATTAGTTTATCCATTTATATTTACCTCTACAATCTTGTAGTTAAATTTTTCTTCTGAGTAAATTGAAAGTCGTTCTGAAAAGTGTTTTAGTGTATGGTTCTTCCAAGATTTCCAAGACAGGTCATCAGCTACATCATACAAATTACAACTTTCTTTACCCTCCTTCAATCTTAAACCTCTACCAATTGATTGTAAGTTTCGTATCTTACTTTTACTTGGCGAAGCGAAAATAATATTTTCGATAGATGGTATATTAATGCCAGTCGAGAATGTACCAAAAGAAGCAACTATGATATTGTTGTCTGTATCACCTGCTATTTCTCTGACCTTTTCCCTATCCTTTACGACTGTGTCCCCTGACACAAACCAGATGTCCTTTGAACCATCTACCTTATTATTTAGGTCTTCATATAATGGGATTCCGTGTTTCTGTACAAACTGATACAGTACTAATGTATTCCCTTTTAAATCTGCAGCAAGGTTTACAATAAATTTATTTCTAGCATCGTTAGTGACTAAGAAGTCCATCTCGTCAGCATACTTATTTGTTTTTCTACCTTGCCTTGTTAATTCATCGTACTTTAATAACAAACAAGTAATATCTAGTTCGGCAACCTTTTTATCTTCCATTAATTTTTTAGTTGTAGTGACAGCGAACACTGGTCCAAACACACCTTCTAACACCAGCTTATGTACTTTCTTTCCATCAATCGTACCAGTCGTGCCGATCCTGTAATTACAATTAATTAATTTATCCATACAAGTAGTAAGCGACCTTGCTTTAAACTGGTGTGCTTCATCTCCGAAACATACATCAAACTGAGCGAACCATGCTCGTGGTTGCTTATAAACTGACTGCCAAGTCGTAATCAATACTTGTTTATCTATAACTTTGGTAAATCCTGAGTATAATTTTTGTACATGGTCTTCTACATTCCATCCATTTTTACTTGAATAATCTTCGAAGTCCTTATACAGTTGCTCAACGAGGGAGGTCGTTGGTACTATTATGATTGCTTTTTTGCCCTGATTTAACAGGTATCTAAGAGTAGAATAGATTATTAAGGACTTGCCAGACGCTGTAGGAGAGACAAGGAGTGTTCTTTCATCATTTAGAGCTTTATGTATAGCTTCGACCTGATATTCCCTGACAGCGATATTTTGTCCTTTTGATGCTATTTCAAGGGAATCTACCCAGTTTTCTACCTCTTCAAAGGGTATTTTTCGGTCAATTACGATTAAATCCTTACATTCTATCTCATACCCTCGCTCAACAGCAAATTTTTCAACATATCGGTATAATCCAAGGTAAAGTGTATGTCTAATCCTGTCATATTGCCTAATTTTGCCATCCCATAAGCGACTTCGGTACTGTGGTGTGAATTGTGCACCTGGAACAGCATATGTGAAGTAGTCAGAGAGCTCTGCTTCTACCGAAGGCTCCGAAAAACAGCGAATATGTATATTACTCGCCTTTTCTATCGTTATTTTAGGCACCTGATATAAACTTTTTCCATTCGATTGAGTTTTTTATGTCCCAACCTCTGCTAGATATTGATTTCATTATACTTTCACACGCATATACCATGTCTTCAAGGTAAGATATGCGTACTGTTTGGCCAATAAGGTCTTTATCCCCATGTAATAGGTCATCTTGAACTGATTTTATAGGTTTTATGCCTTGATATTGGTCCCAGCCATGTTCCTCGAGCTCCTCTCTACCTAATTCGCCATTATAATAGCGAATTTTTAGTCTTCTTAGCTGATGAAACTCTGCTCTTTGCTTAGTAAGTTTCATTTTGAACTCCATTAGGAATTTTAAATACTTTTGATGTAGGTTTGGAATGCGTACAGCTTCTTTATCTAGGTGGTCATCGTCAACCAAGCTGTCTTTTGCCCATTCATCCTGTAGTTCTTGTAAATTCATAGTAAAATTACTCCTTTAGACCTTAATTCTAAAGGTTTTTTTCTTAAAAGTAAAGTTATGAGATCTCGTAATATGCGTATTTAAAGGTCGCACGAGTAGAAACCATCATCACATCCTGCATTTTTGCTTCAAATTGTATTGGTTCTAGGGAAATAGGGAAACAATCAACGAATGTAAAGGTTTTTACAGGCTGATTTTGCCCTGATAAGACAACAAGGGTAGAGTCTGAGTAGTTTTGGGATATCTCAGATATCTTTGCTTTCTCATCTGCTGTTAAGTAAGAGAGATATTGTTCATGTTTTTGTGGGAATCCTAAGCCAATCATCCAATCATGTATTGCTTTCCAGTTTACCATCTGTGCATCAACCTGAAACTCTACCACAAGTTCTTGATATGTGATTATTTCTCCAGGGATCGGATTGGCCACGAGAGGTGTAGCTTGATTAAATTCACCAAGATTGATTCCAGGCAAGTTTACTGACTGTACAAAGAATGTTGTATCAGGTAATCTATCAACTTGAAAAGTAAAGCCATTAGGATTTAATGGCGAAATGTCAGTTGGGAATTTATTTGAATATGCTGTCAATTAATTTTCCTCTTTTGTAATCGTTTTAAATGTAGCAAGTGGGTTGCCCACATCTTTTTAAATTCCTTGTCCTGAGCACGCAAATATACTCGTTCAAGTTTAGCAATCCGTCTAGCTAGAAGTTCCTCTGGTGCCATTTTCCCTTTGTTTTATTTTTTCTTTAAGGTCTTTCTTGGTCTTCCACATTTCCTTCAACTTAGGATCGGAAGTATTATCGATAATCTTATCGATGTTCTCTATATCTTTTAACAAACTTTCTTTCACAACACTATTCCCAGAGCAAGCAAACCTACAGCGACTCCTGCTAAAAATGCCATCAGGATTAGTCTGTAGTAATCTATTTCGAAAGTGATTTGAAACCAATCAATCGCTTTTTCGTATAATTCAATCAATCTGGACATAATACATCTCCAGCTACTATTTAGGTGTTTTAGAAACTAGACACCGATATAATATTGATGAAACCAGATTGCAGCAGCAGCGAGGGTACAAGGAACGACTGCAATTAATGTCGGTATGAACACCATGTATAACATGGGATTCTTGACCATAAAGTCGCAATCGTCCTCGTGTGTTTTGTGTGAGTTTTCTTTAGTATCCAAAATAACTCATTCGCATCGTCACGAATGTGGCAATCGGGAATCCTAAAGGAAGAGCAATGTATGCTAGAAATTCGGCAAATGCTTTGGTTTTTCGCACCATGCTCTTCGTTATACTTATAACTGTGGACATGGTTTTTCCTATTAAGTGTTTACATTTAGTTATAAAAAGATATTTTTTTATAACCACCGAAATTATTTAGTAAAAAAAGATGGGCAAACCGATTATAAGAATATAACAGATTTGCCCACCAATAAAGTTAGTGTTTTATGCCACGATACTGCATGCCAGTAGCGACTTTTACACTTTCTTTTTCTATGGCACCATGTTTAATACCTCTGTAAATACCACCTTGCTTAGATAGTTTATTATCTTTAGCGATATTTCCATCGACTTTGATACCTCTGTAGAAAGTAGTCATCTTTTCCTCCAGATCTTATTAGGTTGATATCTGAACAGAATCTTTCTGTTCCCCTAATGCGTTCCTTCGGTAGATTGTCGGTCTCGTTCCCTTTCGATCGCGTCTAATCGGTACTAGCTTGCCCACTTGCGTGGAGGTTTTCCTATCTACTTACTTCCGTTCACTGCTACATTTAGAGTGAATGAACGAGGTAGCCAGTGATAATCTTGTTATTTAAACTACCACTTATATTTAGCCTGATAAAAAGTTAAAAGTCAAGGCATAAAAAAAGGGAGGTCCGAAG